GATTGGTTTGGTGATGATATGGGCAAGTTTAATTGGTCGCCACCTTATACTCATCACATGCGATTTGCTTTGCCTGATAAATCTGTTGTTGAAGCCGAAATTATTTTTTTAGCTCTGGATAATCAATCGGATGTTAAGAAACTATTGTCTTTAGAGTTAACAGGTTTGTGGATTAATGAAGCACGAGAGATCCCAAAGTCTATTGTTGATGCGTGTACTATGAGAGTAGGTCGTTTTCCTTCTATGAAAGATGGTGGGCCGAGTTGGTCAGGTGTTATCATGGACACAAACTCACCAGATGAAACGCATTGGTGGGGAATTATGTCTGGAGAAGTTCCAACCCCTGAATATATTACAGATGAAGAGAAATTAACGTTAATTAAGCCTGATGATTGGATGTTTTATACACAACCTGGCGCTATGTTAGAAAAAACTAATAAAGAAGGAGCGTTAGAAGGCTATGAAATTAATAAAAACAGAGAAAACGCTGATAATTTAAAAGAAGATTACTATAATAAAATTATTTTAGGAAAAAGTCGCCCTTGGGTTAAAGTTTATGTCTTAAATAAATATCAAACGTTAATGGATGGCAAATCTGTCTATCCTATGTTTAAATCTGAAACACATGTTGCAAGTTCTCCTATAAAAGCTACATCAGCAGAAATTTTAGTAGGTATAGATTTTGGTAGAACCCCTGCCGCTGTATTTTGCCAACAAAGTATGGGCGGTAAATGGAAAATCCTGCATGAATTAATTGCTAATGATATGGGAGCTACACGTTTTTCTGAAGTACTAAAACATGAAATATCACGACAAGGATGGACTGATAATGAAATAAAATTTATCGGAGATCCTGCTGGAAATCAAATGGCGCAAACTGATGAACATACGCCATTCATGATCCTGCGAGCTAATGGCATTCCTGCTGTTCCTGCTACAACAAACGACCCCATGTTGCGAGTAGAAGCTGTAGAAAATGTATTAAATCGTATGGTAGAAGGTAATGCCGCTCTTCAAATATCCCCCACCTGTACTACAATTATTGCAGGATTTGAAGGCGGCTATCAGTTTAGACGTATGCAAGTAGTAGGTCAGGAAAGATATGATGAAAGACCTAACAAAAATAGATTTTCTCATATACATGATGCATTGCAATATGCTGTTATAGGTGGTGGTGAAGGTCGTAGAGTTACATCAGGTAATGCACTAAAAGCCAAGTCTTTTGTTGTACAAAGAAATTTTAATCCTTTTGGAAAAAATCGTGGAAGAAAAGTGGCTAGTCTGTTTCGTAGGATGTAAGAGTTGGGGATGGTGGAATGTTTTTACTATGTTCCGCAAAAAATTTTCTCATACTTTTGCTTTACGTTTTAATTCCTTAACACAAACTTGGATATTGTTTGAATGGTCATCTAAAGGATTAATTGTTGACACAGTATCAAGAGATTATGTAGCGTGTATGATAAGTGAATTAAAAGATAATGGTGTTGTATTGGAAATAGAAAAAAAACCTCATCCTATTAGCTTGCCTATGATTCCATTATATTGTGTTAGTCCTATAAGACATTTGTGTGGTATAAAAAAATTATGTATAACTCCATATTCTTTGTATTGTGAATTGCAAAAGAATGGCGGAGTGTTCAAGTTTGGTACAGAAAATAATATTTAACAATTAAGGAGCATTCCTATGGGAAACATGTTTAGCCCAAAACCAAAAAGAGATGATAGCGCAGAACGTTTGCAGAAACAATTAGAAGGCGAACGTGCTGAAAGATTAGCTCTTGATAATCAAAATGCAGCAGATGCGGCTGAAAAAAGAAAACAACGTTATGGCTATTCTTCATTAATGGGAGAAGGTTCTAGCTATTCTGGTTTTACTGGAAGCGCAGATAAACAAGGTAAGAAAACTAAAACTCGTAGTCTTGGTGGAGGTGGAGCAGTTTAATGGCATCAATTCTTCCTCGTACTGATCCAAATCCAGAAGGCCCTACTAATCCTCAACAAAACACTTTGTATGAAAGTACAATGAAAATGTTTAAGGAAGCTAAAGCACGTAGGGATAATTGGGTAAGTACTTGGGATGAAATTAATGATTACGTATTACCTGGTCGAGAAGGATTTTTTGATTCTAATACAGGAAGTCAATCTTATGGTGATAAACGTACAGATTTAATTTATGATGAAACAGCCGTTGTTGGTGTACCAAGATTTGCATCACGATTACAACTAGGATTTTTTCCACCAAATGGTAGAGCATTTAGATTAATGCCTGGGCCTGAATATCCTGGTAATGTCCGCAGTCAAAAAATATTAGCAGAATTAGATAAAGCAACTGATCTAATACATGAAGGATTACGTAACAGTAATTTCAATTCCGAACTGCATGAAGGTCTACAAGACTTAGGCATAGGCACAATGAATATGATTTGTGAGCCTGGGCGTTTTGTAGGAGATTTAAAATTTACTGCTGTTCCTGCAACACATGTTGCATTATTGTCAGCAAGAGGTGATGAAGTTGGTTGTTGGTTTCATTGGCGCAATGATTTACCATTAAGAGATTTACAACAAACCTATCCTCATTTTAAATTAACAAGAGAAGTAATTGAAGATATAAAACGTAATCCTGATAAGAAAATTAAGATTATTGAAGCGACCATGGTTAATAAAGATAAACCATTTGAAGACTCTTGGATTAAAGTATGTATATCAGAAACACATAAAACAGTTTTATATCAAACAGAATATTTAGGCGCAGGAAGTAATCCTTGGATTTCAACACGTTGGTCTAAATCAGGTTTTGAAGTTTGGGGTAGAGGGCCTATCTTACAAGCTATGCCAGCAATTAAAACATTAAATTTAACAGTTAAGCTTATTTTAGAAAACGCTGAAATGGCAATAGCTGGAGCATATTTGTATGATGATGATGGTGTCTTTAATCCTGAAAACATTATATTACAACCTGGCACTTTTGTTCCTAGAGCAAGTGGTAGTAAGATTGAACCTTTAACTTCTCCATCACGTTTTGATGTAGCGCAATTAGTATTAGAAGAACAAAGACGTAATGTAAGAAAAGCGTTGTTTATTGATGAGCTAGATCGTGAAGGAGCTAAAACTCCATTGAGTGCAACAGAAGTTTCTCAAAGATTAGCAGAAGTTGCTAGAGATATGGGTGCTGTAGCAGGTCGTATGCAAAGAGAATTTCTACAACCTTTAGTTAATCGTATTGTATTCTTATATACAGAAATGGGTTTATTAGATTTACCTCGTATAGACGGCAGACAAATACGTGTAGTACCAGCTAGTCCATTATTAAGAGCGCAAGATTTTCAAGACATATCTGATTTTACTCGTTTTAATGAAACTATAATGGGTTCATTTGGTCAACAGATGTCAATGCTATTAATGAATAGAGAGCGTACTGTTAAATGGTTAGCTTCTAAATTTGGTATTGATGAAGATTTGTTAAATACTCCAGAAGAGTTACAAGCTGAAGTAGAACAAGCACAAAATATGATGCAACAAGCACAAGAAGCGCAACAAGGAGGTGGACAACCACCAGGTCAAGGAGGGCCGCCACAACAATGAGTTTAACATTAGGTGAATTTAAAAAAGGAAACAGTAAAGTTAAATTTAAATACAATTCTGTAAAAGCTGAAAGCTCTATTAACAAAATTGATTTTAATGTAACTCAAAAAAGAACAGGAAAACCTATTGTTAAAGTAGGGAGAAGATATCGTAAAGGAAATGTAGATATTGATGCTGGGGCAAAAATGCAAGGAAGAAAAAACTTTAGTATTGGTGTACAAGGATCATACAAATGGTAGCAAAAAGATTTCAAAATCCTAAAGGTGGATTAAACGAAGCAGGTAGAAAACATTTTGAAAACAAAGATGGTGGTAATTTAAAGTCACCACAAAAAACAGGCACAGGGCCTCGTAGAGTAAGTTTTGCCGCACGTTTTGGTGGCATGGCAGGAGGTATGAAAAAAGATAATGGAGATCCAAGTCGTTTAGCATTAGCTTTAAGAGCTTGGGGCTTTAGAAATAAAGAAAGTGCAAGAAACTTTGCTAACAAACACAAAAAGAAAGATGCTTAATGGTAAATAAAAATAATACTGTTGGTTCTTGTGATGGATTTCAATATACAAAAGATGCTGAAAGCAAACTTAATGGTACAGCAGTTAGAGTATTTGAAACAGACAGCGGAGCTGAATTTCTTCGCTATTTAGAAAACATTACCATAAACAACATTAACGGATCTGCTATAGATGAAAGTTCTTTAAAACATATTGAAGGACAACGTTGGATTGTTGGTATTATTAAACGAAGACTATTTTTAGGAAAACAGGAGAAATCATAATGAGTACAGTTAAAAATACTAAAAAAACAATACAAAACACTAATCCAATAATAAATAAAATAAGCAGAACTTTAGGAGATTTTGGTATTGGAGGTAATTTAAAAAATGCCCATGCTAAATACTTAACAAGAACACGCTCAACAAGTTGGCAAAGACCTTTTAATGTTAGCGCAAATAGAAAAATAATGGAAAGAGTTTCTAAAGAACATAATCTTTCATCTGGTGCAGGTAGACGTTCTGGTGAAAAACAATTTAAAGCAATTAAAGATGGTGAATTTATGGCTGATACTGAA